CTGAGTCCCGTAGCCGATGAACGCGTCACCGGCATAAAAGGTATCGGTTACGTTGGCCATGGCTGCTGCACTCCTCTGTTCTCTGCGGTGATCCGAAAAACAAAAAGGCCGTCCCTCTCCAAGCCGGTGAAGGACGGCCTTTTTGTGTACGTCGCGTGCTCAAAATTCGATCCTTCAGGTCATAGCTGCTTTCCACCAAACGAAGTAATCCTGCATCAGCCGCACTTCCCGCAACTCATCCGCGTCATACATGGGCATCCGACTGATCCGGAAGACGGCGTCGAAGAAGAGGCTCGGCGGACTGCCGCCGAGCTCGCCGCGAAACCCACTCAGCACCGCATCGATCGCATCCGCCACCGCGACGGCGCCCGCATACGGATCGGTGCCGCTCGCTTCCGCCGCAAAAGCATCGACCTGCACGCGCGATCGCCGCAGATTGTCCGTCCCGCGCAAGTGATAGGCGCTCGGCTCATCGACGAGTTGCACCCGGATCGCCGGGAGCGTGACTTTTTGCGGGAGCCGAAGTTGGTAGACATTCGGCCCCACGAGGGCACCGACCGCACCATCTCCTACGAGCAGCTCGCGCACCCCAACCTCTGGTCTCATCAGTCGGCTTTGGCTAAGGTCAAGAGTTCGATCCCTTCGCGCCGGCCAATTTCAGACGCCGCGACGATGTCATGGGTCTGGCCCGCATGGACAATCCGCCGCTGTTTCGAGACCCCGACGAGATTCGGATCCATATCCGCCACGTAGTTGATCTCCCAGCGGGTGTCATAGGAGGCGGAGAGCTGGTCCGCGCGAAAGCGTTCGGTCCCGCTGAGATCGAGTTTCTGCGCATACATCGTGCGAAGCGTGGTCCAGGTCTCCACCGGAAAGCCCGTGGTGGCGATGGATTGCGCCAGTTGCTCGATGACAATCCGGCGATCCCGCTCGCCGGCCTCCATCGGTCCAGAGCGCCTTGCCATTAGGCGAGTGCCACCTCGTAACGATAGGGCACCCAGAGATGCTGCGCGGAGATCAGCGCCGCACTCTGTGAGCCAAACCCGAGCGTGACCGACACGGACCGCTGTTTATAGAGCTCGCCAATGATCAGCAACATGCCATGCACTAAATCCTCGGGCACATCAATTCCTGGCGGACTCGATCCGTCCACATACCCCGCCTCAAACGTCACCCGTACCGCATCAGGACGAGTCGCCGTCGTTGGCCACGTGTCCACCGGTGTCACGGTGCCGCCCTTCGCGAGCGGGCCTGATGGGCGTGAGACACGATAGGTACTCGAGTCCACGGTCTGGCTCATGTCGTCGCCATCGAAATAGGTGATCGACACGAGGTCAATGAGCGGTGGCTTCGGAATCCGGATGACTCTTGGAAACGCGGGCAGGATCATCGCCCAGGTTTGCGGCATCCAAGCGCGACCCGTAAACGACTCACCTTGTCGTCTCGCCACGGAAATCAACCGGTCGAGATAGGCATCTTCGACATCGTCATTCGTGACGCGCAAATGGAAGTCCCGCACATAGGCCAGATCGATCGGCTCGGCCGTTGGGGGAATCAGCAACTCTAGATCTGGCGCACCTGGACCGGTCCGCGTCGGCCACCACGCCGGCCAGTCGCGAGACTCGCACGTTTGCATAGTCCACTCCTGTGCGCTGGCGGAGGCCAGCGTGCACGAGTCGCGAGGTCGAACAATCCAGCCGGTGAAGGACGGATGGAGGAGGAGAAACCTTGCACGCCGCGCCCGTTCAGCGCAGCGAATTTATGTCGTCAGCCGTTGTTGACCAGGACAGCATATCACCCGATTCACGCACTCCACGCGAAGATTTCTCGATAGGGAAAGCTCAACGTCTTCGGCCGCCAGTGCTTCCCACGCGCCGCCACGATCCGTTTCACGGCTGCATCTTCTGGCTGTTTCCGCAGATAGCGCGTCGTCGAGGAATCACCAACCCACTCATATCGGATCAGCGGGTCCGTGAGGATCTGGATCGGCGCTGCGGCTGCGCACCGACGTCGATAGTCGCCGTCCGTCCCGTAGTAACCCGAGAGCGTTTCGTCATACCCGCCGATCTTCCAGAACATCGCGCGCGTCATCAGCCACGAGTTGGGATGGGGCGCAATCGTCTCGCCGGTCCATTCCTGTCGAGAAAACCCGTAAATAATCGCGGGATCGTGCTGCCCGAAGAGGACACGCTGAATCGTCATTTGCGGGACGACATGATCCATATCCGTCAGAAGACACCAGCCATCGGGCGCGCGGTGCATCGCCACGTTGCGTGCGGCGAGCCAGTTCCAGCGTACGTCGACCTCGATCCGAAAACTGCGAATCGGAAATGGCGGATAGTGCGCACTCAACGCCGCATCTAACGGATGATCGGTCGAACCGTCATCGACGAGAATCGCCGAGAGGTACGCGCGCCACGGCTCGGGATAATTCGTCCACTGCGGGATCTGCCGCTCCTGTAGAAACACCGCGTTTTCGTAATAGGGCAGGACGAGCGTCAGCGGCTTCGGGTGCGTCCCTTGGGCGATGTCCACCACTGGCAGCGCCGCGCACCAGCTCTTCCCCATCAGGCCCAGGCCTCCCGAAACCAGGGCCACCTCTTGGCGGCTTCGATATTCTTTGGTTTCTTCACCAGCACGACTTTTGCGTCGGGGCCAAACGGTGGTTGCACTGCGGAGATACGGGGAAACCACGCGGCTGGCATGGCAGCGGCCTCTGGGCATTGTTCGCCGATGAAATCTTGGTCGCCAAATAATCGTTTGGCGACGATGGGTGTCCACGAGTCATAGAGCGCCGCCTGCTCACCCGCGTTCCACACCATCACCGACGAGTTGAACCGCTTGACTACGGCTAAACCGTCTTGACCTTGAAACATCCCCGCGTGCGGCGCGAGCGCGAAGGGCGCCGGATAGTCAAGAATTGGCGCCAGCGGCCCGACAATGAGGGTGTCCAGATCGAGATAGAGCACGCGGCCTTCAATGGACGTGGTCGGTCGAAAGAGCTGGACCTTCGTCCACCACGCTTTACACCCGCGCGGCGGCACGATGCGTACCGTCGAGATCCGTGAGGGCAGTTTCTCGGGCCGATCCGTGAGACAGACAAACCGGAACGGCCGATCGATCCAGCGATCAACCATGCCGTACAATCGCGTGACGTACTCGGCCGTAAATGGCACATGGCCCCTGACCCAGACGCAGACCACGGTCGTCATGTCCGCCTCGCGATCGCGTACTGGCGCTCAGGCTTGGCCACGAGTCGCTCGATCCGATAGCCCCCGGGACCCTCAAGCGCCGTAACGGCGCGCGCCACGCCTGGAATCTGTAGATCGTCAAACATGATGACATCCCCGAGGGACTGCCGCTCGCGCAACAGCGAGGCTTCCCGGCGGACGGTCAGCTCATCGTGTTTGCCATCGACGAAGGCGACGTGAATTCGGGCGCGGTAGCTCTCCAGCCAGGCAATCCCCGTCGACTGCAGGAAATGAATCACGTCGGCCTCGGGCCAGGGCGCGAGTAACTCCGTGAGGGTCTTCGGACTGTCGAGTTCGGCGACCGAATTGCGTGACTCCCGGCTTCGCGGCTCGATCACATCGACTGAGACAATTTGCCCCGAGACGTGGGCGTCCTGCATCGCCCAGAGGAGGCAGAGGGCCGAAAAGCCTTTTGCGGTGCCAATATCCAGCAGCAGCACGCGGGCCAGGCACTGCGCCAACGTCCCGCGGACGACGCTGTAGATCACGCGACCGTGCTGCCAGTTCGGTGAATGGACTTTCAGCGGACAGGCCAAAATCGCCGCCGCATTTTCTAGGCGTTCTCGCTCAAGGGAATAACGGGTCCTCGCCTCGAACGTGTCGATCGCGGGATACCCGACCTCGCGCTCGGCCTGAAAGGCGGCCGCATAGGCCCGCGCCGTCCGTTCGGTGACGGGATTCATGCCGCCCACTCCGCTGGCACGTACACTTCATCCTTGCTCACATCGAGCACGTGTCGATAGTCGTAGTCGCGGATCTGGTTCCGTACGTCCTCTTTCGAGAAGCCCACGAAGGCGATGTTCTTGTTGATCTCGACGGCGAGCACCGGCCGGCAGCGCGCGATCGTCTCAACCGCGCCGCGCAAGGCGTAGAGTTCCCAGCCTTCCACGTCCAGATAAATCAAATCGCAAACTGGTAAGGCCAAATCGTCAATGCGAAGGGTCGGAATGCAGCCGGGACCGGCGATGTGTCGGATGCCCTCGTGATTGATCAGCTTGCCGTCCCGCCGGATCTGCGAGGTACCCACAAGTCCCCGTTCAGCCCCGAGCGCGGCTTGGAATTTCAGAATGTTCGGCTCCCGCGCGTTCATCGCCAACATCAAAAAACATCCTGGATCCGCTTCAAACGTGTAGACCGTGGTGAAGTCCCGTGCGAGCCGCTTCGGCCAGATCCCGAGATTGCCTCCGGCCTGCACCGCGGCGGTACGGCCGCGCGTGAGCTTGATGACGGCGTCCAAGCCATGCAGATCGCGGCGGTTCCATTTCAGGGCCTCTTGGCTCCCGGCAAAACGGGTCCAGTCCCAGCCATAAGTCTCCGCATTCGCCATCGCGACTTAGAGATCAACAAATAGGTAGTAGTAGGAGATTTTCACACGCTTTTTGAGCGAGGAAAATTGCCCCCAAAAGACCGGTGGTGCCATGACTGGTTACCTGTAGTGCTCGCGCACCCAACTCAGCTTCTGCGCGTGGGGATGCCACGGGTCAATCACCCCATGCCAGTGGACGACCCGCGCGTCCGTGGGCAACTTTCCACCAGTCGGTTGCAGATGCACGCGGTAGCTATACACCCCATCCTTCCGACCCCAGGTAGCTTCGCCCGGTCCGAGGCAGTAGGAAATAAATCCCTGATCGCTGCCAAATTTTCCGGCCGCCTTGGCGCGGTGCGGCGAGATCTTCGGATCGAACGTCTCCCAGACTTGCCGCCGCGCGCCGGCCGTCATCAAGAACATGCTGCCGTTGTAGAACGATTTCGGATTGGTCTCGCCCCAGATCACGAAATCTTCAGGCCGATCCCACAGCGGCGCGAGATCGCCGGTGATCACCGTATCGAGATCGACGCAGACAAAGCGCGCGCCCAACACGTCGGCCATCTCCGGCGCAAATACTTTCAATCGCCGATAGCAGCTCGGA